ACCTACTCCTTAAAAAAGAGTAGGTTTTTTTTGGTAGTTAATTACAAACTACTATCTTTGAGTCTTGAAGGACATACGCATAATAAAGGAAAATCAAGCCTAGGTTTCTACCTGGGCTTCTTTATTAAATAAAAACCCCCACCTTTTTTAAGGGTGAGGGATAACTATTAACACAAACACAAACTATTTTTTTCTATACTCTTGTAAGCCGTAAGTCATCAACGCTACAAACGTAAGCACATATAGTGCTCTTGTTACCCAATGCCATTTTAAAGGGTTAAACTCGCCTAACACAAAAGCATAAGGCAAATATACAACCACTATTAAAACAAACAAATTTAGAGCAAAGTCTTTAATAATTTTCATTAGAATGGTAATTTTTCCTTTGGTTTACCATCTGCTTTCCATGTGTCAAGCTCAATATAAAATCCTGCTTCACTAGGAGATGCTCCTTTCTTTTCTTTGATTAAGATATTGCACCAACCATTGTTAGTCCCTGCAAAATCATTCATCTTTTTTAAATCATCTGGTCCGAATGAAACTTTCTTAAATTCACCGAACGCTGTTTTCATAGTTTGTGATCTACCTAAGAAAACTTTTTCTTTACCTGCTGCCATATTGTTTATTTTTGATTATGAATTATCTCCCCTGACCTCGGTATTCCTTTGGCTTAGGAGAATGTTTATTATAACTTTTTTTCGCTTTACCCATTTTGCGTTTTCCGAAGTTCACCTTCGTAGAGTTCCCACTCGTATGCTTCGCCATCTTTATATATGTTTATTATGATTCTTTCATCTCTTATCTGCTTACAAAGCATTGCAATACCACCTGAATAAGCTAAGTCATTTAAAAACATCAACTGCTCAGATGATATTTTATCTCCAATAGCTTTTACTTCACAAGCTACGAACGTTCCGTACTTTTTACTATAACCAATAATATCAGGTACCCCTTTTCTTCCTATAAAGGTTCTGCCTCTAACTGCAAGGTTATTGTTTCTCCATACATCGTTGCCATTATCTCTCAAATAATCCAACATCATTTTGGTAAGTTCACTAGCTGTGTGGTATGCCATAAGTTCAAAATTACATAATATATTTAATATATAGTTAGTACCAACGTATTAGTTCTTCAGTTGGCATCTTAACATATTTGATTCCTTCTTTTTCTTTTATCTCTCCTATTCTCCAATATCTCCTTGCTTTAGCTCTTAAAAACTCAGCTCTTATAAATACAATCCTATCCCTTAAATCTAAATTAAACGCAAAGAACTCAGCTCTAACATCTGATATGCCACTAGGTTCGCCATTGTTCTCATACTCTAACAAAAAATACTTCTTTTTTAAAGCGTCTGTTTGATGTATGACTATTACTTTGGTGTTTTTAGCGAATAGCTTAATAGCTTGATAAGTGCCATCTTTAGCCTTAGCCTCTTCTATCTCAAATTTTCTGCGATTCCTATAGCCTCTTTTTTTCACCATTTCTTTATTAGTATAACAACAATGACAATTAAAGCTAATGTTCCCAAAAGGAATAAGCCTAATAAAGCACCTAGAAACAATCTAGTAAACTCTATCATTATCAGTATCAATTCTTTCATTTTTATATGTTTTGTTGTAGTATTGCTTTCTTGCATTTACTGCTTTTTGCCAATTTACTTTACCCATTTTTCTACATTGCTTTCTAACATTTTCATTAAGTCCAATATCATAAGCGTGTTTAACATTTTCTGAATGAGTTACCCATTCAAGATTTTCAATTCTATTATCATCTCTTATTCCATTTATATGATTAATAAATTGTTTATTTTCAGTATTTGGAATAAAACTTTCTGCTACTAATCTATGTCTTAAGAAAAATTTTCTTTCACCATTTTTAAATAACCCAACAAGTAAATACCCATTACTATAAACTTTTTTTATTAACCTATTTGTTTTTAAATTTAAAATATCGCCAAATTCATTTATTTGGTAATTTTCAAAACCATTTATTAAGGCTGTTTTCATAGGTTATTTGTTTTGGTTTTTTTGTTGGTTTTTTATAACTGGTTTAAATACTTTCTCTTTCCTTTTATTAGACATCTTTAGCATATCTGTGATATAGCCAAACTCCTTCTTATCCTTATCTGTTAAATCAGGATGGCTTTTAAGCCTTATTTCTATATCCCTAAAGGGTATAAATGTTTCATTAATCATAATCTTCAAATTTCATAGTTTCAGGTAAAAATCTAAGTGCTATGTTCCTCGTGGAACCATGTCTATTCTTTTCTACCTTACAAATTACTAAATCATTCGTAGGGTATTCTTTACCTCCAATTTCTATAGGTTCAGTCATCTCATAGTAATGTGGTCGCATAAGCATGATTACTGCATCAGCGTCTTGTTCAATAGATCCTGACTCCCTTAAATCAGACAACTGAGGCATCTTATCAGCTCTTTCTTCTACCCTACGAGATAATTGAGATAGGGCGATAATAGGCACTTCCAACTCTTTGGCTAGGGCTTTGAGGCTTCTACTAATGTAGCTAACCTCTTGCTCTCTGTTTTGGTTTGATTTTCCAGTTCCACTCATAAGTTGGAGGTAGTCTATAAAGATTACCTTGATTCCATACTTCTGCTTCAGAATAGTGGCTTTGGCTCTGAGTTGAGTAACACTAATACCGCCCATATCTTCAATATGTATGGGGGAAGTTAATAGCAAGTCATCTGTTCTTAATAGCACCTTTCTTTGTGCATCATCTAAATTATTCATTCTAAGCCATTTTAAGGGCAGTTCTGATCCGATTGACTCTAACCTTTCAACCAACTGTTCTGAGCTCATTTCAAGGCTAAAAACAGCCGTAGGGATGTTATTCTTACAAGCTAGTTGGTAGATACTAGAAAGCATAAAGGCAGTCTTACCCATACCTGGCCTTGCAGCTACTATAACTAGGTCAGGTTTAACCCATCCACATAAGGTATTATTTAGCTCATTAAATCCTGTATTATAGCCCAATAATCCACCTTTTTGAGCCATATCACGATTATAATTAAGCGATAAAATAATATCTTCCATCATCTTCTCGTATATATTCCCAAACTCTTGCAGTTGTATCAGCTTTTTGGATACCTCACCCATAAAATCTACGGTTGAGTTATCCCCATCACTCGCCCCAACCATCAGCTCCGAGCCCAGCGCAACCAACATTCTACGCTTATAAAGTTCAATGATTAACTCTATATGGGTTTCTAGGTGAGCAGTTGATACTACATCTCTAGTTAACTCAGATAGGAAGTAAGCGTTTACCTGATCGTTTAGTTTAGTATCTATAATCTTTTGGTATATAGTCGTAATATCTATGGGTATATTTTTATCATACATCTCCCTTATTGTCTTAAAGACAATCTTATGCTTATAGTCGTAGAATATATCCTCTTTTAAGTAGTTGATTACTAATGACAAAGATTTTTTGTCCATCAGTAATGAACCAAGTATATTCCTTTCTACTTCTATATTTTTAGGTAAATCTTGTACCTGAATCATTTTAATTTTATTTTAGTGTTTGTAGTGTCTGTAGTTATTGAAAACTTACTTGAGTTACGTTTCCATGTTCTAACTGCTGCTTTCCAATCTTTCATAGGATTTTTACCTACTAACCATCCATTTGATTCGTAGTGATCTACAAAGTAAGAACCATCTAAGCCTATATAACCTATTTCTTTTGAGTACTCATTTACTTCACTAGCCGTAGGCTTTATAAAATTAGTTTTCTTAGTATATAGTTTACTATTCAATGTATTAGTATTACTTATAGGAGCACTTTTACCGATATCGGCATTTGCCGAAGTCGGAACATCATAAACAACATGATTCCATCCGCTAAAATGTCCAAGTTCATTTATTACCTTAACTGAAATTATATAACCTTTATCTTGTAGTCCTTTAAAAACCCTATCTAAAGTTCCTTTTGAACATCCAACCCTATCGTGTAAGGTGGTTTTGTAAATTACCCAATCGTGCCTAAGACTTAATAAAAAAATAAGTAGTCCTCTTTCTTCTAAACTTAATCCAAAGTTTCTAATAATCTCATTGTCAATAGCAGTAAATCTATCTACTGATTTACTCTTAATAATCATTCCAGTATTCATAAAATAAAAAGCCCCATCCAATTCCCCCCAGTCGGATTGGGGGTTCATGTCAAGGGCAATAAGTTCTTAATGAGTATCCGACACTCATGACAAATCTACAAAGAATTTTCAAAACTTTCTATTGTCTTAAAAATCTGATGTGCCACTTGTGGAACTATTGCGTTTCCGTAAGCTTTGATTGATTCTTTACACCATTTAGAAACGGATATAGAGTCCAATTCGTAGGAAAGCCCATCATTTCCTCCACGAATGCAGGGTGTAGTTGGGAAGCTTTCCCAACCCTTTGAGCTATATTGTGCTTTAAATTGCTCCTCCTGTCGAATTTTTCCGATAACTTCGCTGTCCCTCCATGATGATTTGATGCCATTGGCGTAGGTAGAAATCCCATTGCTATAAAGTGAGTTAGATACATTGCTCTTCGTTCCCCTCCGTAAATCTCTTTTCTCTTGTTGACCTCTTCTATTGTTGGAATATCTATTCTTGTACAATTCGGAGTAGGCAACAAACCAAATTCTATATCTTTGGTGCGGTGCGTTGACACCTGCAGCTGGAATAAGAAACGATTGGACTTCATATCCTTCCCTTTCCAAATCATCGTACACCTCGTTGAATACCATCCCTCCATTCCAGTTAACAAGTCCACGAACATTCTCGCCAACAACCCATTTGGGTTTGACTTCTTTAATGCAGCGTAACATATGTGGAAAGAGATGTCTTTCATCGGCTTTCCCAAGTCGTTTTCCTGCACTTGAGTATGGTTGACATGGGAATCCACCTGTAAGGATGTCAATATCTCCTTCGTGAATAGAGAAGTCTGTTTTAGTGATGTCATTGTAACTAATTGAATTTGGAAAATGATGTTTAAGTACTTTTTGTCCAAATGGATTCCATTCGCAATGGAAAATATTTTCCCATCCCATCCATTCAGCAGCTAAATCGAATCCACCGATTCCGCTAAAGAGTGATCCATGCCTCATAGGTTCTTGTCTTTTGATATCCTAAAAACCACCCTTCTATTATCTACTATAAACCTCTTACGAGCCATAGGGTTAAGTGATTCTCTTATTACTTGAGCTGCTATCTTAGTCTTGCGACTAGCTAAAGCTGCTGATTTAAAAATAACCTCTTCTCTCGTGTCAGTATATACCATTCTAATGGCTACTGAGTTCTCTAATCCTTTTATCTCACCTGGCATCTTCTTTTGGTTTATAGTGGTTTTTTAGTCCTTTAATAAATGATTGATTGGTTTCATGGAACTCCCTTTTAGAAAAATAATCCTCATCTATTTCACCACCATCCATTGAATTGGGGTAGATGAGTATGTCATCATCGTAAAAATTACGGACTCTACCTGTTTTGTAACACACCACTTTCCAAATGGTGTTTGTATCAGTTCCGTAATCAATCCATGCGATGCACTTTCCATATCCTAAAGGGGTTAAAACATCAATCGTGTTTTTTAATTGGTGTATCATTTCTTTAATGATATTTTAAATGTGGTAGTAGAAACTCTAGGAGC